GAAAGCCCAGAACATGGGCGATGGACATGCTCAGGATGCCGACGGAAGACCCGCCGCCGATCAGCACGCGTTCGCGGTCGGACGGGATATCCGACAACCCCGGAAAACTCGGGTGCCATACGACAACGCGATCCGCATCGCCGAACCGGCCGAAAACCGCGCGGTCGCACGTCGAAGCAATCAGGTTGACACCGGCCGCTCCTACGAACGCCGCCGCGTCCGGCCGCGCGTCTACCATCACGAAATATTCCGACGCGATCCCGGCGTCAGCCAACATCGCCCGAGTGCCGTTCATCGAGAAAACCGACGCGCCCGCCGCCTGTTCGGCCCGGATCGTGTCCAGAAACATCAAGACGGAAGGCCCGCCGCCGACCAAAAGCGCAGGCCTGCCGGTTTCCGCCTCGCGGCGGAGCCAGGGGTAGGGGAACGCGCTGGCTAACTCGACATTCGCCAGCACGTCCGCCGGCGGCGTGTTGCACACCGCCGGCAGCCAGTCGTCTATGTTGCCCGGCGTAATCACTAGGTGATCTGGCCTTGCAGATGCGGACGATCAATCGAGACAACCAGCGTCGCGGTCGTGGTGGTGACCGTGGCGAGGTTGGCCGAACGCGCGCCGAGAATCTGCCGTCCGGTAGCAGCCGTCGGCATGATGCTGCCCGCCGTCGCCGACTGGTACACCGCGACTTGCGCCGTGGTTTGCACCGCCGTCTTGGCGATGACAGCCAACCCGCCGATCTGATACCAGCCGAACAGGCCCGCTGTGTTGGCTGACATCGCCACAGCGACAGGCTGCCCCAGGCCCGCCGAGTTGGCGCTGAGCGCGGTCTGATAGGTCGTGGCGTTATACGTCACCAGCGACCTTACAGCCGTGCTGGCGACCCCCAAGAGCATGATGAACTCGCCCTCGCCATAGGTGGGATCGACGGCGCGGACAACCTGGCCCAAAGTGCAGGGCGGCGTCGGGACAGCGGAGGACCCGTTCGGCATCGTAACGCCCGCGTCGGTTTGCGCGATCTGCAAATACCCGATGCGCGATTCGGTGAAAACGTAAGCCATGGGTGCCTCCTATGCGATCAAGACGCCGCAGAACTGCGGGCCGCTCGAAGTCAAATTTCCGGCCCAACCGATCAGCTTGACGACCGCATCCTGGTTGACCGATTGGCGTTCGCCCCCGATGGGAACGAAATTTCGGGCCGCGTGGGGCCGGAACATCAGGTATTTGGTGTTCAGAAACCACATATGCGCGGCCGTCGCGGCCGAGCCGACGCCGCCGTCGAGAACCACGTCCGAAGCCATCCCGGCGCCGTAGTATTTCAGCGACGCGAACCCCGCGCCCGCCGCGCCGGAACCGCTTTCGGTGATCCGCTGGATCGCTTGCAGCGATTGAAGGTAAAGCTTGTAATACGTGTTGTCCGTGACGATCAGGTCGGGCTTGTCGGTGCCTCGGATCAATTGCACCGCCAGCGCGTCCATATAGCCCTGGATATTCGACGCGCTGACCGCCGCGCCCCCGTCGGCGATCCCGCCGTACTTCAACGACCGCCAGAACGTGAACGTCGCGCGGTTGATGCCGCCGTACGTCCCCGTCGTCGGCGCGTCCGGAACCGCAGCGGCGAGACCCGTGACATTCTTGCCGGAATTGCCGGTGCCGTCGAGGTAAACGTCGCCGCCGATCCGGTTCAACAATTGCGATTCGGCAACTTCCATGCGCCCGTCCAACAGGTCGATGATCTGCTCCTTGCTGTCGTTTTGGAGCATCTCCAAGCCCGAAATGGACACCGCCGCCGCGTACTGCGTGATGCTGAATTGCGCCGCGCTGATCGGGCTGTTCTGGCTGACATCCAGGACCTCGTATCCCGAGTAGGAATTCGTGTTGTTCGTCGTGCTGTCGTTGTACATGATCTCCTGCAAGATCACGTTGCCGCCCGAAAAACTCTTGACGTTGCCGCGCTCTTTCAGACGGCGCAACAGCGCGTTGTTGTTCGATACGTTGTCGGCGAGATCGCCGCTGCGGCTTTGGATCGTGGTGGCGATGATATCGCTCACCGAGGAATTCGCGAATGCCATTTAGGCAACCTCCGAAAAAATCACGGCGCCCGCTCAGTCCCGGCCGAATTGCTCCGCCAGGATGGAACGCCGGTCGGTCGATTTGGCGGCGGTGGGAGCCCCGGGTGCGGAGCCACGGACACTTACAGCAGAGGCGCGCGCCGATTTGGCTGCCCGGTCCGCGACGGCCCGCCTTCCGGCGGCGCCATGGTCCTGTAAGGACCTCTGCGAATTCTCGAACAACTCAGTGTCCAGGCGCATCGCCTTGTCGTAAGCGTCGGCCATCGTGCCGGCCAAACCGCCATTCAGCAGTTGGATCATCGTAGGCTTCAGCGTTTCGAAATGCTCGTGTGTGGACGAGAATTTCGATATGTCGGCCTGCAACGCGCGATCTTCGGCGGCCTGGGCCGCGTCTTTCTCGGCGCGCCACTGGCCCCGCATTTCGTTTATCTGGTTTGCCAGAACATGGTACCGGCTGTCAACCGGCGCCTGATTTTCGGGCGATTCCGCCGCGCCGGACAAATCGATGCCGTAATTGCGGGCAAGCCGGTGCAAATACTCCACCTTTTCGGGCGGTTCGCTCGACCGCAACATCCGGTCCGCTTCCAAAAGCGCCTTGATCGCCGTTGGAACGTCCACGCCGAGGCCACGGATCGTCGGCAAATACGGATCGACCGCCGCCTGCATCGCATCGGCGAAGCGCGCCTTTTCTTGCAGCGGCAGCACGCCGTTCCGCATTTCCTCTTCCCGCTGGAACGCGTATTCGCGCAATTCCGGCGCCGCCGTGTCCCATAGACCGTGCTTGTCCTTCTTCCAGGACGGCGGCGGCCGGTGCCAAGCGGGCGGCTCCGGCGGCGGCTCCGGCGCGGAGGCGACCTGCGCGGCGAACCGCCCGTCCGCATCGCGCGGCGCCGCCGGTTTCTCCGGCCCGGGATTCTCCGGCCCCGGCGCCGACGCGTCCGGCGGCGCGGGCGCGGGCGCTTCTTCGAAATGCCGCGAAAGCAATTCGCGGCGGTCCGCCGGGGCGTCTTCGATCAGGGTTCCGGACATGTCACCTCCACCCAGCGCGATCGCGCAGTTCCCGCGCGATCCGCGATATCTGCCGTTGGTTCAAATTCTCGAACTGCCCGTACAGCGCCCGCTTGCGCGCATCGCGCTGCGCCTTGGGAGTCTCGATCGGCGCGGGAACCGGCTGCGTCTCGTTCCCGATCTCGATGCAACCGTGCGCGCGCAAGTGGTCGCGGTGCCGCGACCTGCTGCCAATGGTGGAGCCGTCGATCATGCTCCTGTACGGCTGGATATCCGGCACGATCTGCAAACGCCGCGCGAGGCTTTCGCGCTTGACCACCAACTCGCCACCCTCGATCACGTATACGGTCATGGGCGCGGCTCCGGGTCCGGCCGCGCCCCGGCCGCGATCTCGGCAACGCGGATTCTGGTGGCGTTGTCCATTTCGGTCTTCCACCGGTCGAACCGTTCGGCCTGCGCCATTTCTTGCAATTTCGCCTGTTCTTCCATCGCCACCCGATGCTGGTCGATCGCGAATGCGGCTTCGGCCTTCATCCGCTCCAATTCCATCTGCGCCCCGGCCTTCATTTGCTCGATCTGCGCGTCGGCTTGAAGTTGCGCTTGCAAAGCTTGCGCGTCGAATTGCGTCTTCACCTGCAACGCCTGCGCGTCGGCTTGCATCGCCATCTGCTCGATCTGCGCGGCCTGCTGCAATTTCATCGCTTCCGGACTCGGAGGCGGCGGCGGTTGCGGCTGTTTCGCCGCCTCGACGAACTGCCGCATCGCTTGGTCTATGCTGCCCTCCAAACTCCGCGCGGCCTTGAACGCGCCGACGCCGAAACGCAAAACCTCGAACAGGATCGGCACCAACTGCGGGCTGGCCTGACCGGCCGGCAACGCCTCGCGCATGAACCCGCCGAACACCTGGATAAATTCCATCCGGTCGCGTTTCATCGCGTCTTCGTCCAACTGCACAAGGCTGTCGCTCGCCACCTCGATCCGGAAATTGCGCAACGGGTCCGCTTTCAGCAGCGCCAAGGCCTGCGGCACAAGCTGCCTGTCGGCATCGGACATCTGCGCGGCGGCGGCGTACTCCATAATCGTTTCGGGCTGGAATTTCGCGCAGATAACCTGCGTTTTCAACCTCAAAAGCCCCGTTGCGAACAACGCCACGTCTTCCTGCATCGCGCGCAGCCTCAACCCCGCGTATTGCCCCTTGATTTGCTGCGCCGTCGCCGTTTCGCTGGCGCGGGTCTGCCCCCGGATAATGTCGGAGATACCCGTGATTTCGTAAATCTGCGCCTTGATTTCGGACCTGGCCGAATAGCACTGGATCAAAGCGGAGGCCAGGGAATCCAGCGGCAACAGGTCGATGCCGCCCTTCAACCCGCCCTTTTCCGAAAACCCGCCCCAGTTCACCACCGCGATCAGGTCGTTGTTCCCGCCTTCCGTCAGCAAGCGCGACAACGCGGGCTGGCTGGCATCGTAAACGCCCCGGACGCGCAGCGCCTTCACCAACCCGTCGATGCGGTCCGACAGGATATCCAATTCGTTCGCCTGGTCCTGGTACAAAACGAAATCCGGCACCGGAACGAGGCTGTCGGAAGTCAACGTCGCGTAAAGCGGGCGCGCGCACGGGAAAAAATCCTGCAACCCCAACGGGTCTTCGCGTTCATCTATGAAATCGTCCGAAGACTTCGACAGCCAGTAGACCTTGCCGCTGTCCTTGCACCACAATTCGCAGATTTTCGCGCGCGTGTTGCCGCGCTTTTGACCTCCGCCGCCCTGCAGCGGCTCCGGCCCGTTGTCCAGCGGGATCGACGCCGCGCGTTCTTCCCCGAACCGCTCGACCAGCGCGTCCCTGGTCATGTAAACCCAGCGCCAAACCTCGGTCACTTCCTCCCAGGTCCGCGCCACCGTATGCCCGAAATCCCGCCAATGGACGTAATCCACCGGGGCGCATTCGTAGTCGATCTCTTCCGCCGCGCCCGCGTCGTCGCCGATCATCGCCCCGTCCGCGTCCGCGTCCGGGTCCGCGTCTTCCGGGTCCGCGTCTTCCGTGACCTGGAACCCATCGCCAGGTTCCCCGTCCTGCGCCCGCACGTGCGGTTCGTACCGCACCCACGCCACGCCGCGCCCCCCGAGAAACCTGTCAAGAACCGCGAATTTCATCGTCGCGCGGAAATCGGGGTAATGTTCGACCTCGTAATCGAGCGCCCGTTCGATCAGCAGCGCGGCGACCCGGCCCACTTGGTCGTTGTCCCCGAATCGGCGCGAAACGTCCGCCGCCGGGAGCTTGCTGTAAACCGCCGGAACCAGAGTCTGGACATTGGACCACAGGACATTGAACCGCGCCGGTTCGTTGCCGGTCTGCCCCCGGTTGTCGTCGCGGTAGCGGCGGACGATCTTCGCGGCGCGGCGCTCCCAAACGCGGAATTCCGCATCGTACGCGGCAATCGCGGCGAGGTATTTCGCGACACCGGAATCCGCCGGGTCGGACACGGCGGATGCCATCATACCCTGGCCCTTTTCTGCGTTGCGTTGTGGATTGCCCACATATCGTCCAGCGTCGCCTTGTTTCCGGGGCCGACCATTAACACGGCGGCGGGTGGCGCCGCAACTGCCTGTTTTTCGGGCGCCCACATGACCGCCATCATCCGGAACGCGTCGGCCGCGTGGGACGACCAGTCGTGCAACGGCGTCATCGTGTAAGCCCCCGTCTCCGAATTGTAGCGGCGGCGGTAGTTCCGCAACGCGTTGACGCCCGGACGCGTCAATTCGGCGTCGAACCAAACCGCCGGCAGCATGGTCCGGACCGCCTGGATTCCGTCCTGCACGCCGATATCGGGGACGATTTCGAACATCCCCAACCCGCCCATCATCCCGGCGAGTTGCTCCAACACCGACCGCCCGCCGGATGCGAAGGTCTTGGCGCGGCCGTCGTGCGGCAGATAATGCCGGGCGTACCGGTAGCCGCGCCCGTTGACCAGACCCGCGACAAAAGCGGGCGTCGATCCCGACGCCGCCCAGAAATCGATCACGTGGATTTCAAGGCCGACAACCTGATACCACCAGATCGCCGTGTCGTCGTGGTGCCCGATATCCCAGGCGGTGTAGACGGGGGATGCCGGGTCGTAATCGACGGTCCGAATCCGCCCCTCGATCTCCGCCTGCCGGATTTGGTGCGCCCAGAACGCGCCGGAATTCGGCGCATCGAAACTGCACTCATACTCCTGGGAGAATTCCTCTTCGGACATCGAGGCCCGCATCCGCTCGATCACGTCCGGCGCCAGGACGCCCGTGTCCTGGTGGCGGAGAAGGTAGACCGAGGCGCCGGCGGTGGCATCGGCGCGGTCGAACGCCGCCTTGAGCTGCCCCAAACCCTTCGGCGTCCCGCACCGCACCAGCGTTCCGTCGTGGTCGGACAGCATGGGCAGGATCGCGGTGACCTGCCCCTCCGCGCTGGTGTCGTCGTATTCGTCGATAATGATTTCGTCGGCGTAGCCGCCGCGCCAGCTGTCGGGGCGGTCCATCCCGCCCGCTTGGTAGACGCCCCCATTCGGCAGCACGACCCTCATATCGGATTTCAGCACCCGCGCGCCGGGGATGCCCCGCGCCGCGCGGGCGAGCTCGTCCCATAATCCCGTCCTGTCCCACTGGACCTGATACGGCAGCGTGTGGATAACGCGCGGCGGCGGATACCGGCGGGGGATCGTCAACGCGCGGCGCAATCCGCGCCACATAAGCCCCGCCGTTTTCCCCGCCCGGCGATGGACCACCGCCACAATGTCGCGCGACTGGTCCGCGATCAGCGGGCGTTGCCACGCGCGCGGGCGGAACGGCAGGATTACGTCATTCATCCGCCGCCCCGGGTATCTCCGGCAGCCAGCGGTACGTCACGACGGAAGGCGCTTCCTCCGCCACCGCCACCGCCACCGCCGGAGTCCCGGCGATCCGGTCTATCACGTAGCGTGCCGCCGCCAGCCCCTGCGGGTGCAACGGGTCGGACAACACGGCGTCGATCCTTGCCATC